GCAAAATATTATTAGTACTTGTTTAATCATTTTGTAACTTACTTCTTAGGAATTTAAGCTAATTTAGTAAAAGCACTTGCCTGAAAATTCCACATTAAAATATTATATTATATGAAGGAAATAATTGCTATACCAGATATTCATGGAAGAACTTTTTGGAAAATAGTTGAAAATGATAAATCGGACTCTACAATTGTATTCTTAGGTGATTATTTAGATCCTTATCCGCATGAGAAAATTACATTTGAAGATGCTTTAGTTAACTTTGAAGAAATAATTGATTTTGCTAAAGATAGAAAAAATGTAGTTCTTTTAATCGGGAACCATGATTATCATTATTATTTTCGCACTGGAAATCTTGGATGGTCTAGATATAATCCTAAGTTTGCATCTGATGTATATACTCTATTTCAGGATAATAAAAATTTATTCACAATAGCATATCAAGTAGAAAATACTTTGTTTACTCACGCTGGAGTAGATTCTGATTGGTATAAAAACTGTGTTGAAAATAGAGAAGGAAATGTTGCTACTCAGTTAAATAACTTGTTTCAAACAAATCCTGAGTTATTTAAGATTGTTAGTCGTAGTAGAGGAGGATGGTACCCATTTGGAAGCCCAATTTGGTCAGATTACGATGATATATATTTTTCCGATTTATTACAAAACGGAAAAATTAGGCAGATATTTGGACATACAATGGGCAGTATAATGCGTAACTACAAAAATATGTATTGTTTAGATTGTCAAAAGGTTTTTAGGGTTACAGATCAAGAAGTTAAAGAATATTAATAATTTTTGGTGTATTGGGGTAGGGACTATCCTTCTCGACTGTCTATCGAGAGACTCCAGTTTGAATCTGGAATACACCGCATTTAAAATTATATGAAATACATTTTTATTTTGTTAACTTTATTATTTACAATACATTAAAAATACAGGTACAAGTAGGACCTGTTGGCAAACCTTGTAAAACATACATTAATACTTCTAATAAGGTTACTCCAGCAATAATCTTTTAAATTATATAGCTAATGTAACCTATTTTTAACTAATCAAAGTATATTATGTTACAATTATTTGGACAAATTAATAAAAATGTTATTGATCCTACATATATTTCTTTGTGCTAGGAAAAGTCTGTTTACTGATCAACTAACGTTTTATAGTGTAGTTGAATTTTCTAAAGATGGGGAAAAATTTAAAAAGGAATTCGACAATTGTAAAAATCTTTCAGATGCTTATGAACAAGTAAGAAAGTATGTTGAAAAGGTATGCAAGTAGAACATTTAAGTAATACTAGAAAGTGGCTTCTTGATTATCCCGTATTTCATATAGATTTAAAAGACACTCTAACTTTTGTTAAAGATGTAAGTAACAATATTGTTAATAATAATCCTTATACTGATATTATTTTAGTAGGGACAGGATTATCAGGAGCAATGTTATGTAGTAGTATTGCGACTTATATTTATACTTATCTTGATTTTAGATGGAATATAGGAGTTCAAATATTACGCAAACCTGAAGATAATAACAATCATTCAGTAGAAGCTATAGATTGTTATCATTTTCTAGAAAAAATATCTTCAAGATATCATCCTATTATTATAGTTATCGATGATTTTATTTCATCTGGAGCTACAATAAATAGAATAATATCTGAACTAACAACAAAATACAATATTAAAAAGATAGATTATTTATATATTTCAAATAGTTCTGTAGATGTTTGTAAAAACGCACTAGGAGAAAATACAAAATATATAAATCATCTTTGTTTATATCGTTAGTAGTTATTTTTAAAATAATAAAAGCGAGTGTTGTTTAATACGACACTCGCTTATTTTTTTAATTTAAATTTTTATAAGATGTTCAACTGCAAACTTGATTCTTTATTTGAAAAGACTTCAACATCTAATGGATTTGTTAACGATGCTTTACAAAAATCAGCAGAAACACTAACTCAAAATGGAGCTAAGACATATAGTACTACAGGAGATCCTTTTGTAGATCAATTTGGGTCTATTAGTAAGTATAGAGAATTACGTGATTTCAGTTTAATTTATTCAGATTGTGAGAAGCTATGGGCAGTTGATAAACTTCAAACTGTAAAGTTTATCTTCTTCTTACGTATGATTACACGTAAAATTGATTATATACACGATGGAGAAGTAAACAAAACAGAACTCTCTCAAAAAGGAGCTGAAATGCGTTATGAGGGGAATTATGCGTTTAATTTGGCTTCATATTAAGTCTCCTGAAATATTCTGGAAAAACGCTTATCTTATTCCATTTATAGGCTCTTGGAAAGCATGCTACGATATGACCTTATATACAATGGCTGGGACAAACGTGTACTTGATTGGAACAGGTTCGAAGAATTAATTCATTTTGGTTTATCTAAAGATTCTACTAGAGAATTAGTTAAGAAGTATTTACCTCAAGTAAAAGCTAGATCTAAATGTAAAACTATTGAAGCGCAAGCTAATTGTATAATTGCAAAGTGGTTAGCTACAGGTTTATTTGGAAGTACAAAAAATCTTAACTATGAAGATAAATATGATGTCTATCGTCGATATGCTAGATTAAAATCTTCTGGAACAGCTCACGAATGGCAGCAACTTATTTCTAAAGGTAAGTATGATCTAATTAGATTTGAAACTATACATAGCAAAGCGTTAACAGTACTTGCTAGATCTAAGTTTTTTGATAATCATAATCTTCGGGAAAAGTTTACAGAATGGATTACAGCTGATTCAACAGATAATGTAAAATCTACTGAATTTGTTCACGAACTATTTGCTCCTTATCCAAATACTACTTTTTTTAGACGTAATTTATCAGAAGTACCAACAAGCTTTAGTCAATAAGAAATTTTATACACTTGTTAATAAAGCAAAAGATCAAGAAATTAAAACAAAATTTATTGTTGTTCGTGATATTTCTAGCTCAATGATTGCACATGCTATAGGAACTAAAGTATCTTCTTACGATATTGGAAAAGCGCTAGCTTTGTATTTCTCAGAATTTTTAACTGGACCTTTTTCTAACTGTTTTATGGAATTTGCAAATGATTGTAGATTGTGTAAATGGTATGGTAACACTCCAATAGAAAAGTGGTTTAATGATCATTCTGAAGCGTATGGAAGTATTAATTTCCAGAGTGTTATTGATTTATTTATTAAAATTAAAAAACAGGGAGTTGCTGAATCTGATTTTCCTACAGGAATTATATGCATTAGTGACGGAGAGTTAGATCCAGTTAGTTTAAATGCATCTAATATTGAGGCAGCACGCAGGAAACTATTTTGGGCAGGATTTTCTGAAGAATTTGTGGATAATTTTGTAATAGTTATGTGGAATATTACAAATGATTATTATGATGAACATTCACGTGTTAACTTTGATACTTATGGGAATGTAAAAAATACTTTCTACTTTGGAGGATATTCTGCAAGTGTATTAACCTTTCTGTTTACAGGAGAATTGAAGACTACTACTGATTTGTATAAAGCTGCTATGAATCAGGAAATTTTAAATTTAGTTCAAATCTAAATTATAAAGAAGGAGTGAATCTCCTTCTTTATTTTTTAATTTCTTAATTATGCCAAAACGGTTAAAAGATTACCAAATAGGTAGTGATCAAGTAGAGGAAATTAGAAACAAAAAGAAACCTCGTAAGTTTAAAGATAACGAGGACTATAACAAGAATAAGAAAAGAAAAAAATGATCAAACAATTATTAAAGTATTGTTTGAATCTCCTATTTCCAAAGAAAAAAGAACTTTTATTAAATGAAATTACTGTAGATCCATTAAAAAAGATTAAAGACATACAAATATACGATGATGTTTATATTCAAATAGATAACCAAATTTATACCGCTTGAGTTATGCAAAAAAATATCAACTCAATTATTATAGGTTATACGATTGGAGAAGATTTTAAGGAATATACATTTAACATCAGAGGTATGTGAAATAAAACTCAAATTATTCAGGATAATAAAATGTTAATTCTTAACAAATAATGTTTATTGTTATCATTTTAATAGTAATGGAAATAATTGCGGTTTATACTGCAATTATATCTATAATTGTTTTTGCGAAAGAAGATTCTGGAATTCGACTTGATAGAGCAATTTTTGGAATTGTTTTGTCACTAGTGCCATTTGCTGGTATATTGTTGGTCATGATATTTCAAGTATGGATTTGCGATAAATATAATTATCATACAGACTATATAAGACTTTATTATCCAGGATATACATTACTTGAAGCAAAAACAACAAACAATGTTGTTCGCAGAATTATTAACTGGTATATAAATGCAGTTCCAGTTATCCATATTCAGAAGTTCAAAATTAATAAAAATTCAAATCAACAATAGTCTAAGTTTAATTATAGTCTCTCTTTTTGTTAGTAAACCTAGATTATTGTTAACATTAAAAATATGACTTTGAAGTTTGTCCAAGATACATCTATTCTAGATGCAGAACAAATGTATCGTATAAATATTGTAAATTGTCGAAATGTTTTTGATAAAAAAGTGCGAAATAAATTTCCAATAGTTTATCAAGAATATTGTAAATTATTTTTGAATGCAGACTTAGAATTATGTGATTCTTATATGGGTAAAATCCATCCTATTTTTGTTGGAGGGGATAAAGGGTGGGTTATTAATGTTTTTGCAGAACAATTTCCATATTTAATTAAATTCTCAGCTTTTGAACAATGTTTAAATAAAGTTAAGAATTATATTCTTAAAGAGTCTCCAGTTTTATTTCACGAACTTGCGATTGAAGTAAATCCAATGCATAGAGAATTTTATAAACACATTTTTAAACGTATATTTGAAGATACTGATTTTGAAATATACATATACGATAAGTTTTTGGATGATTTTTCGAATTAGATATAATATATCTATGTAAGTCTTTTAATTTAAAAATATTTTTCGTATTTTTGTAGTTGTCTAGTAGATTAAAAATTCAATAATAAATCTAATTAATTGTTTATGAAGAAAGTTTTTATTGTAGCTATCATGTTCTTTAGTCTAATGATAGCTTGTAATACTACTGGTGTAAAAAATACAACTGTAGACTCAGTAGAAGTAGTAACAGATACAACTAAAACTGATTCTATTATTGTAGATTCAGTTGATAGTGTAGCTATTGACTCTGTTGTAACAGATAGTATTTAATTTTTATTTGCCTGTACCCTTGAATATGATTAGGTTCATAGAAACTCGGATAAGTTCAGCAGGTCTTTTATAGATAAAAGGGTAGGAAAGAATAAGGAGAGTAAACCTTGATGGTGATAGGAACAACCTGCTAAGTTGTTTTGTACTTAGAAATAAGTATATAGTTCGATTCTATTACTCTCCGCAAAAGCTCAGGTGGAGGAATTAGGCAGACTCGCTACACTTAGGATGTAGTTCTTTATGAATTGTGGGTTCGAGTCCCACCCTGAGTACTAAAATAATTAAATTATGAATAATATTGTTTTCTTAGATATCGATGGGGTATTGAATTATACAGAATGGTATATTTGTCCTCGTAATAAGTTAAAATCTGACTTAGATCCATTTTGGAAACGTGTTGTGATAGGTATTAAATATATATTTGGCTATCGTAGTAAATACGGAGAATTCATTATCTCAAAAGATAACTATAAACAATTTAAAGAAATTCTTACATTTTTTGAAGATGAAACTAAATAAAGCTGAAATTATTTCTGAAGCTAATGCTAGGCCGCAGCGTATTAGATATGGTCAAGCTATATTTAATGTTACATATAAGATGTATCCAAATGCGGTAAATAAATTAAGAGGAACAGATCTTGACTGTTTTTATCAAGATGAAAAAGTTGACAAATTTCTTAATGTTTTAGAAAATTTATTACTTAAGTAATGCTTTTTGGAACTATTGCTTGTATTATAATTACTTTAGCCTACTTACCACAATGTATTTTTATTTATAAAACAAAAGATACTTGCGGTTTATCATTTAATACATTTTTAGCTATTTGGATTGGAATGTTGTTCTGGATAGTACACTCTATTATTATAAATGATTTACCTTTATTAATTAGTAGCTTAGCTAGCTTTACTCAAAATAGTTATATATTGTATAATATTATTAAAAATAGATCTAATGGACTCATATAATGCTAGATGGAATGACATGTGTGAACCTAAACATTGGATGATATATTTGAAGCAATTAGGAAAGCTGCAAATAAAGGAAAGTTTGGAATCTTTATTAAAAATTCAAATTTAGATTTCCAACAAATAATCCCTGAATTAGAAGCTAACTCTTACTTAGTAGATAATTACGGAGATTATATAGGAATATATTGGTAATTGCAAGAATTAATAGCGCTGGTAGTTTACGTTGGCAGAACGCTGGTCTTTAAAATGGAGCTTTATAGTAGAAATACTATAAATGTACTTGATGATAACGTTGAATCCTTAACAGATAGTGCTGATGGTAACGACGTCGGAATAGAATAATTTCTAGCCGCGAGAGAGCAGATAATCAAGCATCTAAGTCAATTTTGATATGATGAAGACGTGCTCCAGACTACAAACAAGATGTACTTTTTGGTAGTGAAAACTATAGTAGTAAGCAAAACCAGAAGAAGGGGATCGTCACCTCTACAGCGCGCAAAATTTAATTAAACTTATATATTATGTTGTGAATTATATATTTTTTAACAATTATTATTACGTTTATTATAATATTATCAGTAGATTTATATGTTAATTGTAAAAATTATACTAAATTTGATTTATTTACTGAAATAACTTTTAGTATCATACCTATAATTAACTTAGTTATGATAATATATTATTTAGTTTATCTTAAACGAAATAATATTAAAATTAAAGAAGTAATAACATTTTTCTTTAAAACTTTATTGAATAAATAATATGAATTTACCTATCGGAATATTTGAAGAAGATATCAGACCTATTCAGAATCAGTATCCTAACATTGATTTAAAAGAAGCAATTGTTTTATTTCTTAGACGTGATAATTGAACATATGGTAATATACAAAAAAAGTTAGGTAATCCATCAAAAAAGTGAATTAGGGAAGTATTATTAAAATATGAACCAAATTTAGTTAATATTCAGTCTTACTAATGAATAATTTCCTTAAAATAGGTAAGCAAAAAGAGAAAGAATTTGCTCAAATTTTAATCGATAATTTTGGAGGAACTATTACATATCCTTCTAAAAAAGTAGATATGTTTGATCACATTGATTTGTACTGAAATAATATAGGATTTGATGTAAAAGGAGTTAAAGGCAAAACAAGATCTGGACCATTAAATGATAGATTTCATTGAATTGAATATCAAAATAGAAATGGAGAAAAAGGATGACTAAATGGGAAAGCAAAATATTTTGCTTTTGAAACATTTAACAGTTGAATTATAGTTTCTAAAAATCGAATTAAATTTCTTTTATACGATAAAGTAGATTATTCTAAAATAGTTAGATTTAATCCAAAAGTATATCAAGTATATATGCGTCCTACAGCTAAAGACCTAATTATCAAAGTTCCTACGTCTGATTTAATGTTATTTGCTACTAAAATTATTTCAAAATAATGCAACTTTATTCTGTTACTTATTGTGCCAAAAATACAGATCCTGATACTAATTCAGAATTAGTAGTAATGAAAGTTTATGATAATATCAAACATCCAACAGAGGAATATTTCTTAAAAGAACTCTTTGGAAAATTAGATTATATGTATGAAATAGTTCAATTTCAAAAACTTAAAACCGAATAATATGTTGTATTTAATTCTTAATCACAAAACTCAAATTGCGAAGTTAAAAAGTAGTTTTCAATCTCAAAGTATTGCTTATATTGATAATTTTAAAATGGATACTGATGATCTAGGCACTACTATTTTTAACGACGATATAAGCATTTGGTGGCCAAACGATGGAATAGTCATACATCAATATAAATAAAATCAGATGTTCCTGTAATTCAAGGGATAGAATCTCTGACTTCTAATCAGAATATCTTAGTTCGAGTCTAAGCAGGAACACACGTTATATATAATTATGTGTGATGTTTAATTATCAAAATATAAAAAGATGCAATGCACAGGTTATACAAGTATTCTTTTTCAGAATACTGGGGAAGTTTCCTTTGAAACATTTGCTAAAAATTGTTTACGTGCTTTTATTAGTTATGAGAAATGTAATGTTTTTGAAGAAGAGTTTTTAGAAACAATTCAAAGCAATGATTATAATCTTGTAATGATTAACAAAGATTGTAAAAGATTAATTGAAGTGGTTTCTGAAAATTTCACTATTGAAAGTTATCGCTCAGATTTGCGTGAAACAATTAAGTGTTGTAAGGAACAATTAATTAAACTAGAACGGTTCGAAGAAATTGTTCTAAAAATGACTATAAAAGTTACTAATTGGAATCCTAGTTCTGAAGATCTAATAGCTTTCAAACAATTTATGCTTGATCAATTAGAACAGACTTCTCAAAAAGGCACTATTGAATATTACAAGAACCAACTTTCAGAAGCTCAGACTCGATTAAAATTAGCAGATAAGGAATATAAACTTGCTAGAGAAAAACAAATTACTCAATTATTAAATAGCCTAGAAGATAATATATCTAAATTAAAACAACTACAAGCACAAAGATCAAAAGATAACTTGTGGTTAAAAGAAGTTTATAAAGCAATTAAGCAAAAATAAACTTTAACTTAAATTTTCTACTTATGTCTAGAAGTTATAAACGACCGATTGTAAAAGATGCGGGAGGGTATGGTACACACTATCGTACTATTAAACGTAGAGTCCGTCAATATCTTCGAGAATCTTTAAAACGTTTAGATGATCCTACTTTTAATTTTGTAATTCCCCAAGAGAAAGAAATAGTTAATGATTATGATGTATGTGATTGGGTATTTGATTATGAACATAGACCTTTACGTTACCCAAGATACCATAATCGATACAATTATTCAGTAGAGGATGCTAAAAGAGATAGAGAAGAAAACATTAAGAAATATAGTAGAAAATAGAAAACAAAGGTATAGTGACCGAGTGGTTAGGTTAAGGTCTGCAAAACCTTATACATAAGTTCGAATCTTATCTATACCTCTAAAATATTTATTTTATGGATAAATTTATATTAGATTATATTAAAACTTCTAGAAAATTTTCTAGAGAAGAGGAAATTAGATTATATGGCAAACCTCTTCCATATAAATTAAAGAATAAATATAAACGAAATAAAAAAGTTTATGTTAATAATGATTAATAATTATTGAAATACTATAAAAACTATTTTTAGATTATATTTTAAGTTTACACAATTAACCTTTTTAGAATTAAAAGAGGTAATTGAAGTAATATCTAAAAGTGAGGAAAATATTGAAGATTTCCATAAATTAATGTTAATATTATTAATAATTCAATTAATATTTACTTTCGGAATTTATCCACTAATTGTGTTATATGGATGAAATCTAATTATAGTAAGTTTATTTGGAGTTCCTGTTATAGGATATTTATGAGCTTTATTAATTTCCTTTTTAATAAATATTATATTACATAGATTATAATTTTAAAGACTAAGTTATGAAAAAATCTAGATTTTATCACACGGCTCCCAGAATGAAAGTAGAAGCTTTCGTAGATTTATCAAAAGATAAAATAAATTTTGGTAAAATCATTAAAAATTATCCAAGATATACTATTTGTGGATCATTAGATTATGATACAAATTTACTTTCTTTCGGAGTAGCTTGTTGTTCAGGAAAAGATGTTTATAATAAGAAAATCGGACGCAGAATATCTGAGGGGCGTGCTCTTAAGACTCCTATTGTAACAGTATCAGTTACTAAGGAAAACATTTCTGAAGTATTTATTACGACTGCCAAACAAATTGAAAAAGAACTTTATCAAAATGACTAACGATATTGTTATAAAAGGAAAATTTAGTACTTCTAAAGATCCAAACGACTTTGTTGAAAAACTTCAAGAACTTTGTACAAAAGAAGAAATTATATTTAGTGGAAGAATTGATGTATTTGAATTTACTGAATATGAAGAAATAATAGATACAGTAGGATAATCTTAAATGAAAAAGTTAATAGTAAAAATTCCAATTTTTAATAGTATTGTAACTATTTTACAATCAGATAATATCCAAGAAGTAGATAATTATATATGTAGTGTACATAATTGTCCTAGTGATTTAATAAATCTTTATACCGATGATATTGATGGAAAAGTTTTTATAACTCCAGATAATGTATGTTACATATGGATACAAAGTGATTCTGGAGTATTAACTTTAATTCATGAGATTGGGCATGCTGTGTATCATTTAATGCGATGTTATGGTCTTGAAGGAGAAGAAATATTTTTGTATTTACAAGACTATATCCTTAAACAAGTAATATGTACGAAGCCTGAACTGATGGAAGTTTTAAGTCATCTATCAATTGTGGAGGATACTCAACAATAATTACTCAAAATCAGCAAATAATAAAAAAAATCTATCAAGGATTTAAAAATACTACAAATAATAGGATGGAACTTTATGGAGTATTAGAAACATTAAAATATTTTGATACTCCTACACAAATTACTATTTATTCTGATTCACAATATGTTGTTGGAAGTATTAATAATGGACATTTAGAAAAGTGAATTTCTTCAAACGATTTCTCTAAGAAAAATTTAGATTTATGGCGACAAATATATGAATATTTAAAGATTCACGATACCAGATTTATTTGAGTAAAAGGGCATAATGAAAATTCGTTTAACGAAATGGCAGATTTATATGCTTGCCATGCAGCAGAGTGTTTAAACTTACAAGAAGACAAGATAAATGAATAATATATTAGTAGTTAAAAAAGTAGGTAATCATTGGTATCCTTGTATTAAACATAATTGGACTGGAGATATTGTAATTCCTCGTAAGATTGAACTTATCTTTAATATCATTGCTATGGGTGAAGAGGTTTTACATCTAGAGTTTGAAGAATTACATTCTATTGTTGAAGGACTTAATATTATATGGTTTAATGATGCTGATATTACTCAGTATATGATTACTGATGATGAAGATGAATTTGATTTTGATATGCATTTTACTATTAATGATAAAGAATTTTATATTTCGTCTTATCTGTATACATTATTAGAAGATCAATTTCATTTTAATTTCCACGATACAATTTACAGACTATATATATGGTAATAGAAGAAGCTGATTTCAAGATGGAGTCTGATAATCGAGGTAGATTTGATTTGTTTTTTCGTAATAATACAAATACAAATTGGAAACTTTACGGTTATAGTATGACTCTAAAAAACTGTATCCAGGCAATTTCACATGAACGATTAAGTCAAAAACTAGATGTAATTGATTTGAAAACTTTTATTAAAGAATTAAAATCAATGCATAATGAAGTAGTTAATTTATTATCTATAATTAATGAATAATTATCGTTTAGAAATAGTTGAAGTTACCAAAAATACTTGTTGTTTAATTTATTCAAAATACTTTGAATCAGATCAAAATATTAAAGAAGATACTTATTGAAGAAACAATAAGTGTATAACTATTTCAAAATATAATCCTACATGCGACTTAAAACAAACACGCAAACGCAAGACCAAATTACAGACGCAAGAGTAGCTAAAACTGAAGTAAATGTAATGAAAAGGCGTATCTGTACTTTATCAGATAAAATGGTAGAACTACTAGTACGTCAATTACAACACGAATTGTATAATCATAATCTTTATCGTACCTTTGCTAATTTTTATGGTACTCAAGGTCTAGCTGTACTTGAACAATATTATATAGACCGAGCAGAAGAAGAAAAACTTCATCACGATTGGATTTATGGTTATTTAAACGAAAATGATGCTATATTTATCTATCCTGAAATTCCAGGAATTGTAGAGAAATGGGATGATAACATTAAACCATTCGCTTTAACTGTAGATAAAGAAATTGAAACAACAGGTCTTATCTATGATATGGTAAATCAAGCAATTTCAGATAATGATTGGGCTACTTTTAATTGGCTAAACGGAGATGATGAAAAAGTTGGACGTTTAGTTCAAGAACAGGTAGAAGAAGAGTCTATTAGTAGAACTGCACTTGATATTGCTGAAGAAGAAGGATCTTGGTTGCGTAAAGAAAAATCTATTATGAATGCTTACAAAGGAGACACGGATTAAAATACCAGATGATATTGATAATCTTTGTTTTTGCGGTGATATTCACGGAAATCTAGATTATCTTAAATACTTTATAAAAACAGGAGTTGGATTTAAAAATAAAATATCTAACTCCTGTATTATTTTATGTGGAGATGTAGGATTGGGGTTTGCTCCAAAGTTAGAAGAACAGAAGTTAAGCGAGCTTAAAAAGATTTGCGAGAAGCAAAACTGTGTGATTTTTTTAATAAGAGGTAATCATAAATTTTCTTTAAAATTGTTGTTTTATCATAAATAACACGTATATTTGTATCGTAATTAAAACTTAATGGTATAAATATGGAAAACGTTATTAATTTATTTGATTCTGAAATGCCTATTTCAGAGATTTCGAAGCAGATATCAATAGATGTTAAGACGTGTGTAGAGTATTTAATAGAACATGGTCGATTACATTGGACTAAAGGTCGTGTAAAATATTTAGATATTGCCATCAAACTTTATAATGAAGGTTTTTCATTTGTAGAACTTGGCAAAATTTTTGGAAAGACCCCTTCTTCAATCAATCATGTATTTAAAACTAGAGGTATTAAATCCCGAACCGTGCAAGAAAACTCTTTAATAAAAAATCAACTTTCTCCTGATTATTTTGAAAGAATTGATTCTGAAGAAAAGGCGTATATATTAGGATTACTATACGCTGACGGGTGAAACTCTGTTAAAGGGCGTGAGGTCGGAATAGAATTGCGAGACTACGATTTAGATATCTTAGAAAAAATTCAAAAATCTATTGGAGGAAACACTAAACTAAACAAAATTGTCCAGAAATACAATGGACAAATCAAATATGCATATCGTTTATATTCTCAAAAATATTGTGAAGATTTGGCAAAATTAGGATGTGTTCCAAATAAAAGTTTAGTTCTAAAATTTCCTACAGAAGAACAGGTTCCAAAACATCTAATTAGTCATTTTATTAGAGGTTATTTTGATGGAGATGGCAGTGTTTCTAAATATGCTAAAAATATTAAAGTAAATTTTACAGGATGCACTAATTTTATTACTTCTCTTAGAGATTATCTTGCTTCGATTAAAGTAGTCCCACAAAATAAACTCAATTTTGGGAAAGACAAAGAAAGAAAAGCGTTCTGTATGATGGAATGAAATGGCAAAAGAAATTGTAAATCCTTATATAATTATATGTATAAAGATGCTACAATTTTTGGAAATCGAAAATACAATAAATTTAAAGAAATCATTTGTGCTTTTGATGAGAAATCATCAAATGAAATTGGGTTAATTGCTGGAAAACCTGAGATGGCAATCAGCAGCGAAGCCTCATTAGAGGAACGTTCAGAGACTATTCCTGAAATGGAAGTAGAATCAAGTGATTCGAAATACCCAACTCTTAACGAGTAATGTCGAAGATGAAGATATAGTCCGTTCTTATACAAATTTGAAGTATAAGCAGTTATTAACGAATTAGAAGTAACGATTCTAATTGAACAGTAAAGGATAATCCTCTTGTGTTTCAGAACCCTAAATATAAATCAGGAAGAGTAATTACTCTATCTGATTATGATATTATAGAATTTAAAAATAAAAGAATTCTAACTATTGGCGGTGGAACCTCAATAGATCGACTTTATCGGAAACAAAATGGCTGGGGTTATTGGGAAGATGAAAAAATTGCCTATTTAGATGATTTTTCACAATTCCAAAATATACAGATAATCTGTAGTCATTGTGCTCCTACTTGTGCTTATCCTTATGGATTCGATAATCCTATAGTTAAGCAATTTTGTAAAGATGATCTAACTCTAATGGATGAATTGATCTATGAAAGAGATTATTTACAACGTCTTTATAACGAACTTTCTAAAACAAATACCATAGAAGATTGGTATTATGGTCACTATCATCAAAACATGTTCCAAACTATTAATAATACAAGATTTCATTTGTTAGGAATAAACAATATAGTTCAATATGTTAACTCTGAAATGTAAATTAGTTGCTGTACAAGATGGTACATATACTAATTATGTATTTGAAGATGTTGATAAAGAACTAAACAGCGAATTAAAGTATATTGCTTGTACTAAACCACCTAATTGAAACTATTCTACTGAACTTAAAATAGGAGATGTTGGATATTTAACATGTAAGTTTGTAGAGGCTGGAGTAACACAATGGTATAATCCAGAACAAAAAGATTTTTGTGTCTATAATTATACTAATTGTTACTTTATAAACTTTATTAAAATACAAGAAAATATAAGTAATAAAGAATTTAATTTTTAAATATATGAGTACAGAATTTGGAAGTATATTGCAGCAAGCAATTGAAAATAAAAGTAACGATATTAATTCGTTTACGTGGCGTTTTCAAAATGGAAAAGATGTTAAATTAATGGATTGTACAAGAGAAGAACTAAAAAAGTTCTGAAAGCATAGTAATGAAATGCTATATAATACTAATCGGTATAATCCAGGGAAAATAACAATTAGAGAAAATATCAATCGAATTTATAATGATTGTAATGCAGAATTATTTGTACGTTATTTGCTAACTGAATGTGAGGTTGATGCACTTAAAACTCGCAAAGATATTCTTGATTATATAAATCAACGTAAATCAGCAGATAATCTGTCTTTATCTGATTCAATTGCAACAGTATTTACAGGACTTCCAGCAATTTATGAAAAGATTACACTTGCAAAGTTAATGGATGCTTGTTTTGATAAATTAGAAATTATTAATAAAAAGATGATTTCTGATAAGTTTATTTTAGCGCAAGGTATCTGATTGACTGATGCAGAAAAGGAAGAATTAACTGAGTATGATAGTAATGGTAAAATGCGTAATCGTATGGATGTAATTAAGGAACGTTTAATTATTAATCCTGAAATTAAATTAAGAATATGTCCTACTGGACTTTCTTATTCAGAATTTCGAGCATTGCGTCAAATGCCAAATTTACCTAAAATTGTTGATCTTCCTTCTGTTACATTGAGAACACTGCGAGATAAAATATTACTATTGTTAAATAACGATCTCGATTATCATATACATAAGTGGGAGACTATTAAAAATAATATTCAACGCGTAGCAGAATATAAAAATTGGAGTTTAGATATTAACTAATTTAATTTTATAAATTCCAAATCAATTTTAATTTTTTCTAATTTATTAGGTTTAATTATAAATAATTACTAATTTTGTTAAAATTAAATTTACCGCTACTAGAGGAATTATGTTTAATTAATAGTCCATCTGGTCTTGAATTCCCAATGACAACATATATTATAAACTATTGTTATCAAATTAAAGGAATTCAATATAAAATAGATAAAGTAGGAAATCTGTTTATTACAAAAAATACAACTTCTCCTAAGACGTATCCTTGTTTAATAGCACATATGGATGAAATACATAATCTTAATATACCTAGAAAAATTATGCTTAAAAATAATTTAATCTGAGCTGTTACAGAGGATACTAAACAACCTTGTGGATTAGGAGCAGACGATAAGTTTGGTATTTGTATTATTTTACAATTATTAAAAATATTACCTGACATCAAAGTGTGTTTTACTGTACAAGAAGAATCCTATGGTATAGGTGCTATAGAAGCACAATTAAATTCAGAATTTTTTAGCAATATTAGATTTATGATTGAGCCTGATAGACGAGGAAATTCTGATATAATTGTAGAAACAAATTGCTTAAAAATAGCCTCTGACGAGTTTCTTGAAGATATTTCAGATTTACTACAAAAATATAAATATAAGCCTGCAATTGGAACATTTACAGATATTGGCGTATTAAAAGAAACAGTTAATGTTTCTGCTATTAATTTATCTTGTGGATATTATAAAGAACATACTTCAAGAGAATATGGACGCTTAAATGAATTAGAAAAATGTTTAAATCTTATTTATGATATTATAAATAAAGCTATAAAAGTATATGTTCATGATTCTCCTGATAAAGCGTATTGTTCATGGTATTATGATACCTATGGAGATGATGGTATTAGTAATTTAGATAATTATTCAACTATTTCATACGCAGAAGCATCTTACATTTGTCATAACTGTAAAGAGCACGATTGTAGTAAATGTAAAATTTGGGAAATTGCTCGATAGAACAACTCGACAAAAAGAAAGCATTAAACGATGATTAGATAATAATGGTAAAGGGATATTAGAATGCACTACAGGCTATGGTAAGACATTTTTATCTATAATGTTAATTCAGTCAATGTTAAAATCTAATCCTGATACTCAGGTTCTTATAAGTGTTCCTACAGAAATACTAAAAGAACAATGAGATAGACAGCTTATTAAATATCATTTATTTAATAGTTGTAAGGTTGAAATTATTAATACAATTATTAAAAAAAGATATTTTGTAGATTTACTAATTATTGATGAAATCCATACTGCCTGTAGTCCAACTTTTATTCAGATATTTAGCGCTGTAAAATATAAATATATATTAGGTCTAACAGGAACTCTTGAACGATTAGACGGTAGACATAAACTATTAGAAAAATATTGTCCTGTTGTTGATAGAGTCACTGTAGAAGAAGCTATTGAAAATAATTGATTATCTGATTATCGAGAGTATAAAATATTACTCAAAGTTGATTTAAGTGAGTATTGAGAGTTAAATAAAAAGTTTAACTCGTATTTTTCTTTTTTTAACTATGAGTTTGACACCGCAATGGGATGTGTAACAAATATTATTAAACGCCGTGCATATGCTAAACATATGGGAGTTTCATACGATCAAATAACAGCAATAGCTATGGATTGGTTGAGGTGTTTAAAGAAACGGAAAGACTTTGTGATGAAACATCCGAAAAAATTAGAAATAGCACATAAAATATTAGAGCATAGACAGGATTGTAAATGTATTACTTTTTCTGCAACTATTGCTGAAGCTGAGAAAATAAAATATGGGTATACATTACATAGCGGTAAAACAAAGAAGAAAAATAGATTAACTTTAGAAGAGTTTTCAAGTTTATCAGTTGGGGTATTAAATACTAATAAAGCAGCAGATTTAGGACTAGATGTTCCAAACTTAAGTGTAGCAATTATACTTAGTGGAACTAGCGCATCTATCCAAAAAAATCAACGTTTAGGCAGAATACTAAGAAAAGAAGGCAATAAAGTTTCAGAAGTATTTAGTCTAATTATAGCTGGAACAATGGAAGAAAATTGGTATTCAAACTCTTCAACTCATTCTTATATAACTATTACTGAAGATCAACTAGATGCAGTTTTAAATAGACAGCAAATTGAAACTAGACAAAGAGATACAATTAAAAGTATTGAATATAGATTTTAACAATTCCACAAACTAAACATCTAATAAACTAGAGCTAAAAGTTTGAAGTTAATTTTTGATTAACAAAATTAATTTTAGTGGAATTAAATACAATTATAAATATTCTAATTGAATATAATATTACTGCTGATGAGTTACTATTAATTTATTTAACTTTCTTAGCTCAAGATGAAGAAGGCCATCCAGAATACCTTTCTAAATGATTAAATAACGGAGGACAAAAATATCTGAAACCTTTATTTAATTCTTTAAAAGAAAAAGGAATTATAAAGAAAAACTATAATCCTGATAAATATATTCCTAATGATATAGAATTTAATCAGAATTTTATTAAAAGCTATATTAAACGTTCTGGAGAATTAGGTAAAGAATTGTTTGATAACTATGAACCTTTTTGTACTGTAAATGGAAAAGTATATAGTTTAAGAAACATTTCTAAAAAGTTTTACTCTTTAGATGAATTTTATTTTTATTATTCTAAAGCAATTGGACATTCAAAAGAAAAACATAAAGAAATTATGGATTTATTAGAATGAGCAAAATCTAATAAACTTATTAAAAGTGGAATATTAGAATTTGTTGCAAGTTGTAAATGGAATGATTTAAAATTAATGAAAGAAAAGGGAATTACTCCTGAAACAGTTTCTTCATTTGATGTATATGAAAGTATGTAATTCATGAGCGATATTGGAATTCTTTGAAAACTAATTGAGGACGGACGTAAGGGAAAAAACATTGGTACATCAACTGGTCTTTCAAAATTAGATAAACTAATAGGAGGAATTCAAGATAGTCGCTATTATTTAATATCTTCTCAAAGTAGTGGAGGTAAAACTTCACTCGTATTGTTTTTTATGTATCAAATGTTACGTAATAGTACAGATCCAGTATATTTTATTTATTATAGTCTTGAATTAGGTAGTGAAATCCTATTAGCTAAATTAATGGCTTTGTATTGTGCGGAAGAATTTGGTATTTATTTAACGACTAATAATGTTCTTTCGTTTGATTCAATATTAACTGATGAAAATTATGAATATTTACGAAAGGCAAAAGAGTGAATACAGAGTATTGAAGATAGATTAATTATATTTGATTCTGGTTTATCTGCAAGAATTCTGTATAAAACTACTATTCCTATACTTCAAAAGCTTGGAAAGATCGAGGAAATAGATGGAAGAGAAATCTATATTCCTAATAATCCCAATCAGAAAGTTATTGGGGTTATAGATCATGCGCTGCTTCTCAAATTAGAAGAAGGTAGGAAAATAAAGGAAGAAATTGATTTAACATCTTCTTATATGGTAACGCTTAAGCGTAAATATCGAATATCTTGATTTATGATTATGCAGCAAAATAGAGAATCATCTTCTATGGATAGAAGAAAGGCTGATTTATCTGAACCAGGTTTAAATGATATTATGGCTTCAAGTGCTCCTGTAAACGATAGCGATGTAACCTTACAAATATTTTATCCTGCTAGAGAAAAACTTTCTACTTGTAGAGGATATAAAATATTAGGTGAAAATGGAGGAGGATTAAGAGACACATATAGAGGGTTGATTATAAGTAAAAATCGATATGGAATTGCTAATCAAGTCTTAAATTGTGGATTTTATGGCTCCGTAGGTTGGTGAACGGAATTACCTTTACCTGAACAAATTACTGATATAAAATTAATTAGAGAACCTTCTCTAAATATTCCGTGTAAAACAAAACGTATTATACAACAAGATTTATCAGAAAATGATATAGATAAAAAGATAATAAGAACTAATACTGAATATACGTTTTAATTATGGAATTGCCAAAATCTAAACTACCTGCAGAAACACAAGATCCGAGAAATTTAATTATATTCTCAAAAGTTAAACAAGGAAAAAGTTCAGCTCTTGCAGAACTTCCCAATAACTTGATGCTTGATACTGAAGGTGGATTAGCATATATTGAAGCACTTAAAGTTAGAGTAACGTCTGTAAAAGATATTAAAGAAGTTTGTCAAGAAGTAATTAAAGCTGGAAAACCTTACGATTTTATTACAATTGATACAGTTACAGCGTTAGAAGATATAGTTAAACCTTTAGCATTACATCTGTATAAACAAACTCCTGCTGGAGAGAAGTTTACTGGTACCGACGTTATTGACGCGGCAATGGGAGCTGGGTATAAATTTATGAGAGATGCTTTAGAGCAAGTTATTAATATGGTTGCTAAGTGTACTCGAAATGTAATACTTGTCTGTCATGCTAAAGATGCAGCTATTGCAAATAGTGATTTAACAGCGAAGCAAATTGACCTGTTAGGTAAAACAGGACGTATTTTAGCTTCTAAAAGCGATGCAATTGGGTTAACTTAAAAATGCCCCTTTAATTAGTAATAATTATCGAAAACCTCGTATATGCTGGAAACTCCTTAGAGCTTAATCTACCAAAGGGTAAAAATGATTAAGATTGGACAATCAGCAGGCGATTAAAATAGCCTCAACGACTACAAGGAGGGTTCCTAAAATTAGGAATATGATATAGTCTAATCTCGAACCAAAAACATGAATAAAAAATATTATAAAAATCACATATGTAAGCATTGTGGAAAAATTTTTTATGGGAGAGGCACATTATGTCGTAAACATGCTACACAACTACAACAATATGGAAAGTTTCTTGATTCAAATCCTAGAAGCAAGTACGATCCAAACGAAATAATTTTACATAAAAATTATGCCGAAATTGTTACATATAATATTAATAATGAACCTCTTCATAAATTTAAAATAGATTTAGAAGATATAAATAGAGTTAGTTTATATAAATGGCATTCTACTAAACCTACGAAATCTACTCAACTAATATATCTTGTAAGTAATGACGTTGGTTATTATCATAGATATATAATGGATGCAAAACCAGGGCAAATGATTGATCACATTAATTTAAATACATTTGATAATCGAAAATCTAATCTTAGATTTGCAAATCAAACTGTACAGAACCATAATCAACATTGTCGAGAGAATACACGTTTTGATATTAAAGGGATCGATCAACATTCTGATATAAATAGAACAAAACGTTTTATGGCTAGGTTTGCCATAAAAGGTAAAACATATCGCAGCCCTTGGTTTATTACATATGAAGAAGCTGTTTTTGCAAGATATTTATTAGAGCAATTATCTCCTGTGCAAGTCATTAACGGAGAAATGCAAAAGTATATTAATAAATTATCTTATAAACAAAAAGAGCCTATTATTAATTGGTTCAAAAATAGGTTTAAAAACCGAGTATAAATGATTTGTATCGCGATGATGAATCTAACACTATTTTAAGCTTCAATACTAATGATAAATTTGTTGAATGTGGAGCAAGACCTGCTCATCTTAGAAATAAAGATATTGTTTTAGGTAAATATCAAGAAGATGGAACAGTTGTTTATGATTGGACCCAAATTTATCCTTCGTTAAGAAATGCTTAAAATATCATTTGATTTTGATGAAACAACTAAAAAGGTATCAAATTTAACTGTTACTAATTCGACTTCTGTTACTGTTAAACGAGATACTACTGGAAAAGCTATTGTAGAAGTTACTGCAAATAAATTAATTATTTCAGATACTGCTTTAGCTTTCCTGGATGCTAATCCTGAAGATAGAATATCTATCAATTATTTTCAGGAATCAAAAGAAAAAACATTTCCTGTAATTGCTAAATCTGAATATTTTACAGATAAAAAAGCAGGAAATAAATTAACAAAATCTAATACTGTGTCTTTTAGAGGAAATCAAAGGACAATATTATTAGAATATGGAACTGTTTTTGAATTACAACCATTTAAAGAACATATATTTAAACTAGTTCCTTTGAACGATAGTGATTCAGAAATAGTTTCAGAAGAATTAAAAGATGAAGAAATTGAGTTAGAAGATATCGCAAACGAAATTATTACTAACTCTACAGTTTCTGATGAAGAAGATTCTCTTCCGTTTTAATTAATACAGAAAAATTAATAAATTATTATAAATTAATATAACTATGGGAAATATGTTTGATATGGGTGCAGTTGCGACTGCACGAGTGGTAGAAAATAATCGTCTTAAATGTGGAATTCATGATGTAATATTTAAAGGGATTGAACGTGGAGAGGACTTTGGTCCTAATGCAGTAGGTACTATTGATATTCATTTTGAAGCTGTAGACGGTTCTGGTATTTTCGATGATAAGATGTTTGAACCAACTTCGGCTGAACGTAAGACTACAACTGATCGTAATGGAGTTGAACGTGAACAGGCTTCTCCTGCTGAACAATTTATGGCTAAATGTAAACAACTTATTATGGCCTTGAATCCTGAAGCTGGTGAAAAAATTGAAAAAGGAGAGGCTCAGTTTAAAGCAAGTTCGTTTGATGGTATCGTAAAACTTTTGAAAAAGATTCTCGATTCAAAAGTTGGTACACAAACTCAAATTAAACTGCTTCCAAATAAAAATGGATATGCAAGTCTTCCTAGTTATGTAGCTAGTATTAATAAAGAGGGGATTGTTTATATTAGTTCTAAAGTAATTGGCAAGGATTTGACTCTTTCTTCATATGAAATGTCTCGAATTCAAGCTGCTGCCACTGCAACTCCAACAAATATGACAAAATCTGATAATGTACTAAGTGATATGAAATCAGATTTTGGAGCAGCAGATGTAAATGAAGATGATGACCTTCCCTTCTAGTATTTAAATATATTTAGTGAATTATACATTAGAACCGACAGTTACCAAAGAATTGATTTTATCAAAAGTGCGAGAAGAAACTCTAATGGAGCATTATTTAGGTATTCCTGTCAAAAAAGGCTTATTTAAGTCTCCACTTAGAGTTGATTCTCGTCCAACTTGTGCTTTTTACAGAAATAAAAACGGTACAATTATCTTTAAAGATTTTCGAGGAGATTTTTCTGGAGATTGTGTATCGGTAGTAATGTATAAATTTGGCTGCTCTTTTTACAAAGCATTACAAATAATTGCAAATGATTTTGGAATAATCTCTAGAAAAGATTTAACTATTAATCCATCAAAAATTAAGAAATATTCTGAAACGAAGTTTGAAGATAAAGGCAATACTATTATTCAAGTAGAGTTAAAAGATTGAAATAGATTTGAATTAGATTGGTGACAATCGTTTGGAATCTCGCAGGAAACTTTAAAGAAATTTAGAGTTTACTCATGTAAAAATGTGTTTTTAAATGGAGAAATATTTCACTTATATAAAGAAAACCAGCTAGTATTTGGATATTTTGGAGGAATAAAAGATGATATAGAACAATGAAGAATCTACTATCCAGGTAATAGAAAATATAAGTTTATTTCTAATTGAAAACAAATTCAATTACAAGGTGCTAAACAACTTCCAAGAAATGGTGGAGAATATTTAGTTATTACAAAATCTCTAAAAGATGTAATGACTATATATGAATGTAGTAATCTTCCAGCTATTGCTCCAATTTCTGAAAACTGTTTTATAACTGATTCCCAATATCAACGTTTAAAAGCTAAGTTTAAGAAAATTGTTTTATTCTATGATTCGGACATTGCTGGGATTTCTAGTATGAATAAGATTAGAAAAAAATATCCAGATTTATTTATTATATTTATTCCGAGAAAGTATCATTGTAAAGATATTTCAGATTTTTATAAAAAGTACGGATTAGATAAAACAATTAATTTAATTAATATAGCAAAACAATATATTGATGAAGAAGACAGTATCAGAAGAAATAAAACCAAAGAGGAAACGATCTAAAGGATATTCTAGAGTCAAAGGACATTCGTATGAAATTAGAATAGCTAAAGAGTTAAGAGAACTAGGATTTACTGGAATAGTAACTTCAAGATCTGAAAGTAAAAGAGCAGATGATAATAAACAGGATTTAATTGATACAGAACAAAAACTACCTTTAGGAATACAACTAAAATGTGTACAAAATACTCCTAGTTATTTTAAGATTAGAGAAGAATCATCTATTAATAACGAAGATTTCGTATTAATCTGAAATAAACAGGAAAAGAAGGAAATAAATATTTGTTCTGTTGGAGAAGCTGTTATTATGGATAAGAAACTATTTTATAAGCTTATTAAAAAATATTATTTGTAAACTAAATAGGAGATCTTTTGATCTCCTATTTTATTTTATTAAAATATAAAAATTATTATTCAATCTTTTGGGAGATATTATAACTAGTACTG